AGTATACACAAAATGAACACCATATAAAACATTTTATTTGATAGCAGTCTGTGAGCATTACCAAAAGACCTATGATCAGTTAATATTATTTGTATGAGCAAAGACAAAAAACCAAACCTAAAGATCATAAAGAAAGAAGCAGAACTTACTATTAAGCAAAGACAGTTCGTGGATGAAATTATCAAAGGAAAGTTAGGTAGTTATAAAGAAGCATATGCAAAAGTTTATGATGTCGCTCTAACGAAGCAAGGGAAGATACCTAAATGGGTAGAAGTCGAAGCCAGTCGTTTAGTCGCTAACCCTAAGATTGCAATAAGCATACAAAGAGCTATAGCAAAGAAAGAGCAGTCTGCAGTTGCTAGTAGTCTCAGGACAAGGAACTATGTCATAGACCAATTGTATAAAGAGAGCAAAGAATCGGATTCAGATTCAGCTAGGATTCGTGCATTGGAATTGTT